CGGGATGCGGCGGGGCAACCAGTGGCCGAACCTGGGCGCGCTCACGGTGAGCGGGACGCTTCCGGCTCGGGCCGCGTGCGGCGGGATGCGGCGCGGCGCGAGTAGCGCAAAGCGGCGAGACGACAATCGCTCTCGCGCAAAGGACCCAGGCCAATGGCTCTCGGCGACTTTTCGGGTGTAATCCCGCCCGAGCAATCCGCTCAGATTCTCCAGGAGGCGACCCGCGCGTCTGCGGCGCTTCAGCTTTGCCAAACGGTCCCGATGGGGACCGGCGTCACTCAGATGCCCGTGCCGAAGACGCTCCCCACCGCATCGTGGGTGACCTCGGCGAGCGGCCGGAAGCCGTACACCGACGTGGGCCTGAAGCCCGCGACGCTGACGGCCGAGGAGGTCGCGGCAGTCGTGGCGATCCCCGACAAGATGTTCGAGGACACGTCGATCAACCTTTGGGGCTACGTCCGGCCGCTGATGAGCCAGGCCATCGCGATGGCGCTTGACGGCGCCGCGCTGTTCGGCGTGAACGCTCCCGCGAGCTTCCCGGCGGGCGGGGTGCGCGGTCACGCCGCCGCCGTCAACGCGGGCACCGACGCCGCCGACACGATCAACAAGACGATGGCGACCGTCGAAGCTCTCGGGCTCGACCCGAACGGCATCGCGGCGGGCCTGCCCGTGCGGTCCCGGTTGCGCGGGCTGCGCGCCACGACCGGCGAGCTTATCCTCGGCGTTCAGTCGCTCGGCGACTATGAGGTCCCGTCGATCTACGGCGTCCAGACGGCTTACACGCCATTCCAGAGCCCGGTGGGGGTCAACCCGGCCGACGTGATCGTCGGCGACTGGCGCTGGGCGGTGCTCGGCGTCCGCCAGGACATCCGGTTCCAGCTTGACCCGAGCGGCGTGATCGCCGACGCGAGCGGCGTGGTCCAGGTGTCGGGCTTCCAGGACAACGTGACCCCGTGCAAAATTTGGGCTCGCTTCGGGTTCGTGATCATCGACCCGGTGACCGTGCTCGTCCCGGCCGGGGCGAACGCATTCGCCAAGGCGGGCACCGCTGGCGCGTCTGGTGCCGCACCGACCGCGCTCGAAGGCGACGAGGCCGCCGCGAGCGAGAGCAAGAGCGCCCGCAAGTGACGGCGGTCAGCGCGAGCGCGGTCCTGACGACCGGCTATTGGGACACCCAAACCGGCGCGCCGACAAGCGCGCCCGGGGACGGGAAATACCGGGCCGATAACTGGGCCGCGCCGACGCTGATCGCTGTCTCGGCGATCGACGCGAACGGCTACGAGCGCCACCCCGGAATGATCGCCGCCAAGCCGGGCGACACCGCCTGGCAGCGCTCGCCGACCGATTCGCAGAATTACCAGCAATGGGCGATCCAGACGGTCACCGACCAGGGCACATGGGTCCAGTACGGCGTGACGGTGACCGCGAACGGCGCGACGTTCGCCGCGCCCGGCTCGAACCAGCGCCGGATGCTTGAACTACTCCAGGAAAGCCCGCCCACCGGGGGCGCGCCGCTCTGGCAGACGTGGGCGCCGCCGCTGGACCCGCCGACCGCTGGCGGGCTGCCCGCCGACGTGGCCCAAGTCATCGCCGACGCGACGTGGGCGACCGACCCGCATCTTTGCGCCGCGCTTCAGTGGGAGGCTTATGCGGCCATGCTGCCGCCGCCCGCCCCGGCAGTCTCCCAAGTCGCGACCGGCGCGCAGTCGGTCACCTACTCGCCGCCGATGCCCGGCGGCACCGCGGGCGCCGCGATGGCCCGCGCCGCCTGGCATCGGTCACTGTCCCAGGCGGGCGGCTCGATCCCGCTCGTTCTCGCGCCGCCGAGCGTCCCGACCGTCCCCGGCGACCCCTGGCTCGCCTACGCCGCGCACTGGTGGCCGGTCGCATGAGCTTGCTCCTGGGAGCCGATCAGGTGGCGCTGTACCCCAAGGCGGCGGCACCAGACCCGCACGGCTGGGCGCTGCCCGATCTGTCGGCGCCGGTCTGGACCGGGACGGGCAGCTTCCAGCGCGGGCAGGGCCGCGCGGACGGCGGCGCCGCGCAAGGCGGCGGTCACGGTCCCTACGACCCGAACGCGGGCGCGCTCGCGACGGTCTACCTCCCGGCTGACGCGCCGGTCGCGGACGGGCTGATCGCCGTCGTCGGCGGCAAGCACTACTGGCTATCGCAGGCCCGGCCGGTCCACGACCCGCGCGGGACCGGCGATCTCGACTGCTGGGTCGCGACCGCCACCGGCACCGAGGGCTGGCCAGCATGACGGGCCGGTCATCTTTCAAGGTCACCGACCCCGGCGCGCCGAGGCGCGTCGCTGATCGCGGGATCGGCGACATCGCCGATCAAGTCGCCGACGACGTTCGCGCCCGGACGCCCGTGCTGACCGGCGCGCTTCAGGCGGGCTGGCACGTCGCGCATAACGACCGCCACGGCGAGCGCGAAGTGATCAACGAAGTCCCCTATGCCCGCCATGTGGAATACGGGACGCGGAACATGCCCGCCGAGCCGATGATCGGCCCGGTTCTCGCCGAGGCGCGCCGATGACGACGACGCTGCCATCGACCGCCGCCCAGCCCGACGTGGAGGCACTGGTCTGGTCGCACGTCGGCGGGATCGCTGGCGTCACGTCGTTCTGTTACGCCGCCGTGTCGGACTGGCCGCACTGGGTCGTCAGGCACTCGCTACAGGTGGACGCCCGCGCCGCCACCAAAGAGCAAGCCCGCGCCCGCGCCGACCAGGCGCGGCAAGCCATTCTCGGGCTTCCGAACGTGCCCTGGACCGGCGGGGTGTGCTGCGCCGCCGACCCGCTCGAAGGGCCGTTCTGGCTGCCTGACTCCGACGCCGGGCCGCGCTACGTCGCCCGGTACGAGATCGTCGCCCATCCGTCCCCGGCGGTCCCGTGATCCCGATGATCGCGGACCGTGCCGCCGGGACAGTGCGAGAGGAATGATCAGATGCCCGCAGCCGCCGACACACTCGAAGCGCCCGAGCCGTTCGTCGCCTGGGTGCCCAGCCTGGCCACATCCGAAGTCCGGGTCGGCACGCCCGGCCCGACCGGCGGCCTTTGGATCGCGCCCGCCGGGACCGCGCTCCCGGCTGACACCAAGACGGCGTTCGCGTCGCCGTGGACCCCGCTCGGCTACGTCAGCGACGCCGGTCCCACGGTCGGCCAGAACACCACGAAGCAAGACATCACGCCCTGGCAGAGCATCGCCCCGGTCCGGTCGGTGATCACGCTTCGCGAGGTCACGCTTCACATGATCTTGTGGCAGGTCAACGCGCAATCGCTGGCGCTGTACTTCGACGCCGACCAGCCGGTCCCATCGGTCACTGACGGCTCGTTTACGATGCCCGTCCAGGCGGACAAGGGCGGGCATATCTACGCCTTTGCGGTGGGCTCGGTGGACGGGAACAACGTCTTGCGGATCGGCATGACCCGGGCGAGCCTGACCGACGCCGGGGATATGGCGCTGACCCGCGCGAGCGCGGTCCCGATGGAGGTCACGCTGACCGCCCAGGTTGACGCGAACGTGCTTTGCACGATCATGAGCGGCCCGGCGACGTGAGCGGGGCTGCCAACGGGCAGCCGTTCGACCTGGACTCGGCGGTCAAGGCCGCCTATGCCGAGTCGGCGCCTGTCCCGTTCAAGTTCACCTACCACGGCGGGAGCTACGAGGTCCCGGCGGCGACCTCCTGGCCGATCGAAGCGCAAGCGCTGATCGGCGCGGGCGAGATCGACGCCGCGATGCGGATGATCTTGGGCGCCGAGACGTATCAAGCGCTCTCGGCCGCTGGGATGACGATGGGCGAGCTAACCCTGCTCCTGGGCGCTGTCGGCGACCACGCCGGGCTGGACGGCCTGGGAAACTCGTCTCGGCCTGCCGGGCGCGCTTCGACCCGGACCTAGAGGCCGCGATGCTCTGCGCGTTCGGCGTTGACGTGCTGGACCCGCGTGTCTCGCTGCGCCGGGTGTGGGTGCTCGGCAACCGGCTTCCGCCGTGGGCGCGGGCAGGCGGCGAGGACTGGTCGGCCGAGACGCACTTGCTCGCGCTCGTCGCCGATCACCTGGCCAACCTGACTTACGTCTCCCGCGCCGCAGCGGGCGACAAGACGGCCCGCACGCCGAAGCCCTTGCCGAGACCTGCGCGGCGTGCTGATCGCGCGCCAGCGGAGCGCTCAGAGCCGCAGAGCGCGCCCCGCGGCTGGGCCGCTGTCGCGTCCGAGCTTGCGGCGATGAACGAGGTCCGGGTGATCCGCGATGGCTAGCCCATACGGGACTCTCGGCATCCTGGTCGAAGCGCTGACGCGCCCGTTTGAGTCGCAGATGGACCAGGCCGCCACCCGCGCGGGCGACAAGGCGGCGGCGACGGTCTCGGGCCGGATGGGCAAGGGGCTCGGGCGGCTCGCGCCAGTCGCGGGCACGGTCGGCAAGTCGATCGCGACCGGGCTCGGGCTCGCCACGACCGCCGCCGTCGCGTTCGGCGTGAAGTCGTTCAAGGCGTATGAGGACGTGGCCAAGGGCGCCGCGCAGACCGCCGCCGTCCTGAAGTCCACCGGGGGCGCGGCGAACGTCACCGCCGCAGGGATCGACAAGCTCACCGGCTCGCTGATGGCTAAGACCGGCGTCGATGACGACGTGATCCGGTCCGGGTCGAACATGCTCTTGACCTTCACCCACATCCGCAACGAGGCCGGGCGCGGCAACGACATATTCAACCAATCGACCAGCGTGCTTACCGATATGACTGCCGCGATGAATCACGGCAACGTCACCCAGGAGGCGATGTCTAAGACAGCGATCCAGCTTGGGAAGGCACTTAATGACCCGATTAAGGGCATTAGCGCGCTTCAGCGGGTCGGCGTCACATTCACCGATCAGCAGAAGAACCAGATCGCGACGCTCGTCCAGTCCGGGCACCAGCTTGACGCTCAAAAGATCATCTTGCGCGAGCTTAACCGGGAGTTTGGCGGGTCGGCGGCGGCGACTCAGACGTTCAGCGACCGGCTGAAGGTCGCTTACCAGAACGTCCAAGAGGCGATCGGCGGCGTTCTTTCCAAGGCTCTTGACCCGTTGCTTTCCCGGCTGTCGCGGGCCGCCGTGGGATTTACCGCCATGATCGGGCCAGGCGGCAAGCTCGCGCCGATCATGACCGCGATCGGGCAGGCGGCGACCGCCGCGATCGGCCCCGTTAGCTCGCTGCTGGGCGGGCTGACCCGCTGGTTCCAACGGCTGAAGCCCGACCAGATCGCCCGCGTCGCCGACGCGATCAAGCGCTTCGGCCCGGCGCTGGCCGGGGTCGGCGCGGCGGCTGCCGTCGTCACCGGGGGCGGGCTGCTGTCCCAGCTTCCCGTTTTCGGGCCGCTGATCACCGGGCTACTCGGGCCGCTGAAGTCGCTCGTCGGGCTGATCGGCGGCGAGGCGGGGCTAGCTGGCGCGTTCGCCAAACTGACCGGGCCGTGGGGAATCGTCCTGGCGATCTTTACCACCCTGATGACGGTCTCGCCCCAGTTCCGCCAGGCAGTCATGGGCCTGGTGCAATCGCTGATCACCGGGCTCATGCCCGCGTTTAAGGCGATCTTCGCCGCGCTGAAGCCGCTCATGCCCGTGATCACCTTGCTCGGCCGCCAGCTAGGCGCCCTGCTGGCCCCGGTGATCAAGGCGCTGACGCCGCTCCTGGTCTCCCTGACGCCGCTCATTACCGAGCTTGCCGTCGTCGTCGGGATGCTCCTGAAGGTCGTTCTCGCGCTGGTCATGCCAGTCCTGAAGGTCTACATCGCGTTTCAAAAGTGGTACTTCGCGAAGCTCCTGATCCCCATTCTGAACTTGCTCGTCGGCGCGCTGACCTGGCTCGTCCGGGTGATCGTCTCGGTCGTCAAGTGGATACTCGGCGGCAGCCCCGGGCTGGTCCCGGCTTTCCTGACGCTGGCCAAGGTCGTCGTCTCGGTGACCAACTTGATCAAGAGCGTCGTCATCACCGGGTTTAACGCGATCAAGAACGCCATCGTCGCCGCCTGGCGGTTCATCACCTCGGCGAGCATCACCACTTGGAACGCGATCCGCTCGGTGGTGACCGGCTCGATCCGCGCGCTCGTCGCCATCGTCGGCAACGGGATCGCGACCGTCCGCGGGCTGATCTCCCGGGGGCTGTCGGCGGCGCTCGGCGTCGTCCGCGCCTGGGGCGGTTCCCTGCTGTCGCTCGGCCGGTCAGCTATCGGGAACCTGCTCCACGGCATCGCGGCGGCGATGGCCGGGATCGGCTCATGGATCAAGGCGCACGTCGTAGACCCGGTGGTCAACGCGGTCAAGTCGTTCTTCGGCATCCACTCGCCGAGCGAGGTCATGGCGTCCCTCGGCGAGAACGTGTCGAAGGGCTTTATCTCCGGGCTGGTCCGCCAGAACCCGCTGACCGTCGCTAAGCACATCTTCGGCGGTATCCCGAACGCGCTCGGCGCGCTGGTGACCAAGGGCATCGTCTCAATCGGCGCGCTGCCGGGTAAGGCGCTCGCCGCGCTCGGCCGCGTCGGCGGGTTCCTGAAGGGCGCGCTGACCAAGATCGGCGGGCTGTTCGGCGGGCTGTTCGGCGGCGGGCACGGCGGCGGGGTCATGCAATGGGCCGGGCTTATGCGGGCGGTGCTCGCGCACTTCGGCATCCCGCAGCTATTCGGGACTTTCATGGCGCAGATGCAAACCGAATCGGGCGGGAACCCGAATGCGATCAACCTTTGGGACTCAAACGCCAAGGCTGGCATTCCGAGCCAAGGGCTAATGCAGGTCATCCCGCCGACGTTCGCCGCCTATGCGGGACCTTACCGGAGCCGGGGCATCCGCGACCCGCTCGCAAATATCTATGCCGCCGTGGCCTATGCGATTGCCCGTTACGGGGCGTCGATCGGCGCCGTTCTCGGCCACGGTCACGGCTACGCGACCGGCGGGCCAATTCTGGAGCCCGTGACCGGCTTCGGCCACCGGTCCGGGCAGATGTACCAATTCGGCG